TGGAAATATAATGTTTTAATTATATCTAAATTTTTCTTTCAAAAAAGAAAAAAATTCATTCGGATTCTCTTGATATAATTTACTCAAGTAATTCAAAGGTAACTCAGTAAATTGTATATTGCGATTTACACAACAATTTTTAAGGATATTCACGTCTCGCTCACGTATATCCCAATGTAAAAATATTTCACGTTGAAAATTGTTAATTTTCTCCAACAATACTAAATTAGTATCTTTAGAGTAATCCACCCACGATAATCCGCTGTAAAGAGTAACTAAATCTAGTGGACACGTTATTTCACGTAATAAAGGGTGGTATCTGAAGTAACGTTTTAAAAAAGTGACTTCATTTAAGGATTGGTATTTTTGAGTTATTTCTCCTTTTAGCGAATCAGTAAATGTCATACCGATTGACTCGAAAAAATTTCTCATAGTAACTGCATTTAAATTAGGGTGTACAGTTAATACCCCGTTAAGTTTGTCATCACCATATACATAATCTATTAAATTCCGGTGAAATAAATTTTTAAGATCCTGATGACTTGTATTGGTGACACATCTTTTAAACCACATAGCAGTATACATTTTATTAACTAAGGAATTAAAAATTGCAGTTAAAAAACTGCCTGAAGGCATAGAGTGGTTTGTAAGAAAAACATCATCATTGACTCCCACATAACAATAGGGCATATTCGTAAGAATAAACTCTGCAGCATTTGTATGGGCACCATGATAATATTTCATTACTATATTATTCAATGCGACTTGTACTTGCGGTAGCATATTACCATCATATGAACCTATATCACCTGCCCAAACTCCATCACACTCCTTCAACTTCGCATACATACTCTTAAACTCCATAAAAGGGTTAATTCCAACCATTATTCCGTTGAATTGCCTATGTGAAATTAGATGTTCTACCAATCTCCCAAAGTATTTTTTAGTTAAAACTTGTATGTGTAGCCTAGAAACTCTAAAACTACGAGGTTTACCCATTTTACTTTTATTTCGCAACTCATCCTTTAATGTTGCATACCACAAAACATCTTCAAGTTTGATATCTATCCCTTGATCGAGTTTACTCTCTAATATATTTAACTCTTCTTTAAATAAAGGAGTATAAGTTCCATTCTCAAAATTTATATAAACACCTTTATCATCTTTACAATTAAAACCATTAGAAGATTTTCTATTCAATCCCGCTAATAATTGGGTGCCAGACACCACTTCTGCTTCTTCTAAGTCATCAAAACTGCTCATGTAATCTTCGACAATAGATGTAGCAAAAACGACTTCACTTTGATCAACAATTTTAACTGGAATAAATGATTTTTTCTCTATATCTTTTACAGTATGTGGTCCTGAAAATTGTAAATTTGCTGGCTCTCTTTCTACTTCAAACACTCCATACAAGGCTGAAGGCCCAAAATTGGTTTCTTTAGGTGTTTGTATATGAGCATTTACATTTATTTTTATGGAACTATTATTCGTTCTAACTTTATCAGATATATCAACATCGACAAAGTACTCTAAATCCCCATTTAAAATATTTGAGATTTTAGCAATTATTTCTTCATTCCATAATAAAGCATGGCATTCAGTAAGTTCAGCATTTCCAGAAACATGCATTCCTTTGAATTTGCCATTAGTGGTGACTATAGGAGATCCACATAATCCGGGAGTTCCAAAATCATAGGTTAATGCCTTTGGAACTTCTTCCCCAAATGTGGAAGGTTCTTTACAGCGCAAATAAACTAATTCACCACCAAGCGACATCTCATAAAAGACCTCATGAGAGGGTTTTTTCATTCTAGGAGGTAAATAAATATGCCCAGCAGGAGTTATCATCCATTGATCTCCCTTATCATCTAGTGAGAAAAATTTAGCTAGGGACTTAAACGGAGTTAATAATTTAGGTGGCATTTTTAAAACAACTACATCATTTGTTACACTCCTAAACACCACTTGCATAGGAACTTTATCTAAAAGAATATCTAATTTCTCTTTATCTTTATACACTGTAACTACTACATCAGCAACATTTGCTGCATGTGCAACAGTTAATAAGAAATGTCCAGAAAGTATACCACAAACTTCAACCTGAGTGCCATTATTATCAACGGATATTTCATAAACTTGGCTAGATATTTTCTCCACAGCTGTTGATTGCTTGTAGGCTATACTTCTCTTCTTTTCTAAACGAGAAAACATTTGAGCCACAGTTTCATAAGCTAAGTATGACTGGGTATCACAAATGCTATCTCTTAAAAACCAAGTTAAAATACCTCCAATTGAAATGGTTATTGCTGCAATAATAGCACTCTCACTAAATAAAATATTTTTAACATTCTTCAAAGTGATTGAAGCACAAAACTGTCCTAAAACATTAGTTAAAATATCACTAACGTTAACAAAAACATCGCTTAAAATATTCTTAAAATTCATAACATAATCACAACAATCTTTAGAATGAGCCGTGACTAATCGTAATTCTTCTATTTCTTCACTAGTTAAAACATTAGATGAAAATTGAGAATTGCGTACTTTATCAAAAACTAATATAATTCTTTTCATCCACGCCAAATATTCTACACAACTTCCATTCACTCCTATTTTAATACTCGTAGCTAAATTTATATTCATTTCTTTCAAATAATTTCTAATATCAGGTGGAAAATCATTTACAAAGTCTTTAGCAACTAAATCAAAATATTTAAATTCAAGAATTCCACACAACTTTCCTCTATTATTTACGACATTTTTAAAATCAAAAACGTTTCCCCTACGCCATAATGCTTTAATATCACTAATTCCATCATCTCTTAAAAGCCCTCCCATCTTAGAAAAGTTATTCGTTGTAAGAACAACTATATCACTATCAAAGAACTTAGTATCTTTCAAGTCGACAGAAGCGCACTCTAATGGTAATTTAATAGGAGAAATCATATTAATGATTCCTCTCCACTGTGATACAGATTGCTGTCCAACATCATCCATAACAAAACACTTCTCACCATTATAGCTGTCATAAAAATCTTTCCCATCATCCTTAGGCTTGACTAAATGTGTATATGTATCCAATTCCAATGCCTGCACCAATTTAGCCATGGTAACCGATTTTAGACATCCAGGCGGACCCTCTAACACAAAACACACGGGTTCTTTGCGTACTGTAGACTCATAAGATTTTATACATTTAACAAGTCTAATAAAATCATTCTTAACTTCCTTAAAATGCATTGATCGTTTCTCCAACTCAATCAAAGTTACATTCTCATTGCATTCTATTTGCAAATCTTTCACTTGTTCTCTAAAATGTGGTGATAAAACTATTCGTTTATCACAAATCCATTCCTTAGTTAATTTACCCATTAGAAAAATTAATCGTCTATGTGATAAGAAACTAAAATTACTCATTAAATATATCAATAATTTGCGCATAGGATTAGATTCACTAATATCTCCAATAAGACTGTTCATAAATAGTCCAATATAATGTAAAAATTCCCATATAGAACTTGGATCATCACACAATTTTGAAGTAGTGAAAATACTTACTCTTTTAAGTATTTCAAATAGATTTTTTGGCATAAACATTGATAACGCACTCAATAAAAAGGGTTCCAATCCCGATTGAGGTGTATCCAAATGTAAGGGAATTCGAGGATGATAACCAAGTTTAGAAACTATTCTGTATAAATCTATTAATAAACTAACTACTCTCCATACTGTTATCGGATTTTTATCATCCATTACAGAAACTATTAGTTGCATAAGATCTATAAAAATAGATTTATCTAAAGTAGTCCAACTATTTTGGAATTTCTCACAGTTACTACTAATAGAACCCAAAATATTCAGTCCAGATTTTAAATTAGACCACATTCCGCTCAAATCACCAAGAAAATTTTGTGGGAAAACTTGCTTTAACACGTTTAAAGATTTTTTCCTTTCAAAATAATCTATAGTTTTTACTTTAACCATTCCTTTCCGTAAAACAAATACTTGCCCTTTAATTCTATCGAAGGTATTGAACCATACCTCCTTTATAACAAATGTGCGAGTATAAAATACATAATATCTAATTCCATTGATAGGTATCACAGCTCTATCCAAGCCGAAGAGAGATACAGACTCTTGCTGTTGTTTTTGTTTTTGTTTAATTTGTTTATCCATAATTTAACCGGAGATGACGGGTTCAAGTATGACCCATTTTTAATATAATTAACTTTATACGGTAGGACCACTACGCAATATAAAGGACTTCTTTTTGAAATTCACTCGTCAGTGAATCGGATATTACTCCCCTAATAACTGGGTTTTGATCTTCTTCTTTAAATTTCTTCGATCAAGAAATCAACAGTACTCTAAGTACTATAATAAGCTGCTGGAGCTATAAGGAGTGCATCAGATTGAGAACTGGCATAATTAGTGGCTAACGTTGATTTTATTCCACTATTAAATATTGATTCAGATAAACCTACTCCAGTAGCAACCTGTTGCGGATACAACATTGGTGGTGACAAAACTTGAAATCCAAATCTACCTTCATCTGTACAAGCAACCCACGGTTCTACGTGTACAGCAAGTATATGAAGGTCACCAGAATCTAGATTACGCCTTTCGATAGTTGGTGTAACCGTAAGCACTAAATGTCCCATATCAATCGTAGGAGGAGTGTATTTTGTTTTACTAAAATCATACATCTTTCCTATATCACCAACAAATCTTAAAGGTGAGAAGTTTGGAATTACTCCTTCAATGATCGAACAATCTCCTGATGATTCGTCTACAGCATCATATGCATCATTCGAGTAACGATATGGTGTTGAAGTAACGTACGTATTAATTTCGATACCCGGTGGTGGATACCGCTGTTTAGTATTATAATATCCTTGTCTATCAACAGCCGATTGATTAACAGTAGGATTACCAAAAGTTGACAAATCTGCAGTTGGTTGCGTGGCACAAAAAGAGGTTGGTAAAGCAGTTGCTGAAAATAATGTTCCTGGAGGAACAAAAGTTACCGATACATTACTAGATCCTAAAACTTTCATTTTGAACTTTAATCCACCTGTATAACCCAAATACATTTGACTAATAATATCCAGAGGAATAACATCATCACCCTGGGAATTAGTTCCACCTAATAATGAATAAACTGAATACCATAATGTTCCTTCATACTGGCTCAAGGTAGTTGAAGGAATCACAAAGGGCTTCATAGGGTTTAATCTTCTTATATAGTCTCTAACACTATATATTGGAAGAAAGTCTAAAGTATGTACTTGTTCTGTACCTTTTTCAACTACTCCAGTTAATTCTGATTGTGTGGGGGTTTGTTCAGGAATTTTGGAATGTATTTGATCTTGTACAATCAAATCTTCTCCTACTTCTTCTTTCAAAAGAGCTGGTGCTACAACTCCTGGATAAGGATTAATAGTAGGAGAATCTGTATAAAATACACCATTATTTGCCGCGTAACCGAAAAATTGAAAATCATCTCCTGCTGAAATGTATACATTAAATTGACAAGAGGTTGCAACTGAGGCACTATTCACCAATTGAGCATTTGCAATAATATAATACATACCATGTTGTAAAGCATTCACAGACCAATCTGAAGTACATTCTAATTGGTCAAAAGGAGAGATATATGGTAATTCAAAGGTTTGAATTTGACCTCCTCCAGAAAACTCGAAAGTTTCGGTCATGAGATTAGGAACAGATGTTAATAATGGGTACTTAGTCAACATATTTATATTTGGAGAATAATTTCTTGCAAAAGTTAATTTAGCAAATTGAAAATTAGTCATCGACGCTTGTATATGAATTTTAAGAGATCCTCTCCAAAATCTACTTAAAAAATGAAATTTCTGTAAAGGAATATTAGTTCCATAATAATCTACTGCTCCAGGACGCATTTTCAAAATTTGTTGCCGTGGTGTTATTGGTCTTGACCATAAAATAGTTCCTCCTGGTGTTGAAGTACTTAAATCGAAATCACCAAGAAAATAAGGCTTAGATAATAAAAACTTCATATCCATTTCATCAATATGAGTATCAAAAACAGGGTTTTGAACTATCCTATCAAATTGTGTGTAAGGGTCTAATTTTTCAAATTGAGTTTTGCAATCTACAATATTAAGGAAGTTTCTATTGGTCGCTATCATTCTTGATTCTACTGCTGGAGTATTAGGATTATGAAGTCCAGTATAAGCACGTAAAGTTCCACGTGCCCAGTCAAGAAAATCACCTCCCGCCTTTCTAACGTTCGTAAAAAATCCATCAATAAATCCAGTGGCTATTGACTTTAATCCTAAAAAATGAGGATGGTCTCGAACCAAAATCAAATCTTTATTATCATATTTTCTGACTTTGGATTGTGGAAATCGTTTCTTAATAAGAGAATTAGGAACATTCTTATATATTACGTCTATATGTGGAGCATAAAATTCAACATCCTTAAACATTACATGTACCGTATAGGTTAATGAAGTTGCACCTGTAGCAGGCGCTACCAATTGATTAAGTACTGCGACTACAAAATCACAATAATTATTATTATAATAAGGAGAAATCACATTATCTGTAGGATCACAAAAAGTTAATTTTGAATTATAGTAAAAAGGCACTTCAATGCATGCTGAAGTTGAGGCATTAGCAAATAACAAAGCATGAGGCGCTGCCATCATATTATTAATATTATTAATTCCAGCTACTATAGTCTTTGCAGGAACCGCTGCTGCTATTAGTGTTCCTTGATGCATGGGAGTTCCCGCTACTTGTATCATAACGCACATCTTCGCTCTATATAGCGTAGAGGCATTAAACGGTAAAACTGCTAAAGCATTTGCTATAGCGTCTGTTGGCAATGACAACGTAGTTTGTGTTGAATATTGAGCATAAGATGTTAACCAAGTATATGATCCAACCAAATAAGGTTTTTCTAATATCCTAGAATAATCCATCTTCAATTGTTTATCGATTGAATACAAATCGGCCCACTTATCATACATAGGTGGTGTTTCTTCCACAGAACGAGTTCTTAATGCGGAATAAAAATTATCTGCTATTTTATTAAGAGATGATAGCTCATCTTCTGTATCTAAATTTAAGGTTGCGATAGTATTTTACAAAGAGATTCTATCACTTTACTCTCTGTCTACTCATTTTATTTAATTTTATAGAGCAATACCGGTCGTTTAAAATGAATTAGTTAAAACTACAACTGTATACGGCTACACTCTTCTTTGAATTTTCTTAAAAATATACATACACATAACGAAGAAATAAATATTATGTGAATACTGTGTTAAACACAGAGCTAATAAAATGAGATTAAACTCAAGTACG